CGTGACTGACTCTTTGCTCCAAGGAATATTGCCTGCATCTATTTCTGTCTTGAGTGGTTGATATGCTGAAAAATACACAGAGTCTGTGTCTCCATATATTACACTTTTGCCTCTGTAGTCATATTCTCCGCAAATTATTTCATTGGTCTTTGATGCCATGTGCTTTGTGATGCATCTTCCTGTGAGTGTGGTTGACTGTCCTATCCTTGTGTCAAAGAATCTACAACCAGGATTCAAAATAGCACCATACAAACTGTTCAAGTTAATTTTCTTAACCAACTGTCTTTTGTCCCAAAATGCAGTTTCTACTGAATTGTTGGCATCAATGGCTTTTTTCTTTTTGGCTTGTAGTTCTTTGCGTTCTGCATACCATCTTTCCAACAGTCCTGGAATAACTCCTGCAAACTCATGAGTGAAGATTGTGCCGTTAGCAGACAGGAACCATGGTTGGTCTGAATTGAATATCAGTTCATACACTTCTGCCGCACTTAGTATGTTGGATTCTCCTGTTTCCCAGTCGATGGTGATGCTCTGTGCCCTGTCTTTTCGCATCACTGCTTGATATTCAAATGATCCAAATTCGCCTTCCCATGCACCTGCAAAGGATTTCTTTTCCATGGTCATCCTGCGTTCGATTTCTTCTTCTGTAATTGTTTGGCGCAGTTGGCCCACAATTGTTTCTGGAGCCATGTTCAATGCTCTAATCACAGATGGATACAGTGAATTGATGTCAATGGACCCAATCCAATCTTGCAGTCCTTTCTTCGGATAAGCCACATAGGCACCAGCTGCAGGATCTGAGCCAGGTTCACGTCTCACACGATCAGGCACAACCATGCCACGCCTGTGTGCTTCATTGATGATGCCTTGTTCTGTCACTGCCACAGCACCCATGGTGGTTTGTATCAACACAGTGTTTTGATGTGCCAATTCATTGGACAATGCAATAAATTTAAGTTTGTCATCCAGTCTGCCCAACAGTGCAACGTCTTGTCTGTTGTATTCAATAAACTTGACAAAGTCTTGATTGTACAATTGATCCAGTGTGCCTTCATATGGTGTCTTCTGTTCACCCAGTTCCATTTTGGAAATAAAGTCTAATGCATATGAATGACGTTCTTCATAGGTGTATTTTCTGTACAGTTGCATGTAGTCTAAATGCACACGGCCAATGATATCATATGTAACTTCTTCATTGCCAAATCTTTCAAACAATCTCTTGCGTGGATAAGTGTTCCACAGGCATAAACGCCTTGTGTCATCCTTGCTCATCACCTTTTGTATTCTGTTCACTGTGTAGGGAATATCAAAGCCTTCTGAATTCCAACCACTTAGCACATCAGCATCTTCAATCAATGCAATAAATTTGTCCAGCATGTCTGCTTCAGATTCACACAACATGGTGTTTTCAAATTCTTGTTCAATGATTTCCGGATTAGGAAAGTCCTTGGGCGGTATAGCCAATGATATCAATTGATCCAACCACTGCAGATATACAGTGATGGATATGATTGGTGCCCAAGCATCTGCGGGTTTGGCATAGCCTTTGTTGGGATCAAAGTCAACCTCAATGTCAAAAAATGCAACTTGTAGTTCTGGAGCATCCTTGTTCAAATAGTTTTCTTCCAAACAACGGAATATGGGATTGATGTCTGACTCATAAAGTTTTTTGCCTGACTGCATGTGTACTTCACGTTTGAATTCTTTGCCTGATTTGGTAGCAATGCGTGACACTGGTGTGCCATACACTGACTTGAATTTGCCTTTTGGGTCATCATAGTACGCCACATAGCGAGCAGGATATTCCACATATCTTCTTTCGCCTTTGATGCGTTCAACCACAGATATCTTGTCTGCGTCTCTGTCAAACAGTGCGTCTACATAACTCATAATTTAGTATAGCATCTTTCCATTGTTATTCATAGTGTTATACCACTAAACCTAAAAAATAAACCACATTCAGACACAAACTGAAAAAAAACAAACTTTTTTCTTTCCACAAAAATCCCACAGTGGCCCAACAAGTATTTCCAACCAAAAAGAAATAATGATGTATATACAGTTCGGGGATAAAACTAGACAAACATGCCGCAAATAATACTATTGACGTGCTGGTCCATGCTAGCCATTGATATGGCTTTTGCATTATGCCTTTTTAGCAATTGCTAAAAGTTCTTCTAGTTCTTCAATGTCATGCTTTTCAGCAGCTAAGGATTCTTTGAATGCAACTGCAATTGCTTTGGTTAACAGTGCTGGTTTGATTTCCAATTCTTCTGCCACTGCTTTGACTGTGTCTCTCAACCCATCTGATAGATCTTTAACTTCTTGTTTTACTTTAATGCCACTCTCAATGACATGTTTTACTTTTGCTTGTTCTTCTGTGTTTAGTGTTTTCATAACAATGCTCCTTGCAACTATTGTAAAACAAAATGTTACTTTTGTCTATTAGTTTTTTTGGTGTTGGTGCGATCAAAAAATCTTTTGGCCGGCGAATGTTTGTTGAGTTGCAGTCCACGAGAACCAGGTGACTGTGGAGCTGCCATTTGTTTGAAGGTTGCTATGCCTAGTTCTTTAAGTGTCATACTGTTATTTACTATCTGTGGTAATTGGTATCATCATAGGATTCGCCTACATTCTTGCCAAATTTTGTCATGTACTCATTGTTGGTTTCACCTGTGCGTTTGTTTTCGACTGTGTACACAGTGTGATCAATCCTGTAGCCAGGATTGCGATTGAGTCTGTTGTGAATAAATGCATCATCTGACCAAACAATTCTATTGTTTGGATATACAAAATAGTTGCCGTCATCCATTTTAAATGTGTGTCCACACTTGTGTTCTGGATCCTCTGAAAAGTTAACATCTGTGTTGCCAGCTTTGTTTTCCCATCCCCAGTCGATAGTGAACATATATTCACCCCAGTGCTTGTTGCCACAATAGTCGATCAGTTCTGCCCTGCGTCGTGCCAACCTATTGCGAACATTCACATCTACATATGGAGAGAAACAATTCCAGTATTGATGCATTTCAATTGGATATGTGGGAGCATCCTTTTTCCAACAAAAAGCCATGATTGGTCTGCGTGTCCAGTTGACTCCATTTTCCAACAGTGCTTCGAAAAGTGGCACACGATGCTCCATTGATGTTACAGAATGCACATCTGCTATGGTGAATTCGCCATGCCCTGACTCATGATCAAACATGTATTCATTTCTAATGTAACATGTAAACGGTGGGATATCGTGATTTAGATACGACACACTAAATGACTTTTTTGCCCTTCATACAAATATTTATTTGATCCAAGCACCCACCCGGCCATGAACCTCTGGATAATCGATGTATCGATAACCTTGAGGCGGAGTAGTATCTTGACCTCGCCATACAGGAATAAATTGTGTGTTGCCCCAGTCAAAGTCTGGATTGCGTCTAAGATGTATTTCGATTAGTTTTCCGCCTATGTATTCACAACACAAGTAACGGTATTTTTTGGCTAATGGTTTTAATAATTGAGGTAATTGTA